CTTTGCGCTTGCTTTATCCGGTTCTCCAATCGTTATTCCCCTTATAGATTTGTCAACTATGTTGCCTGTCTTGATGGGGATGCTTGGGTTAGGTACGTTGCGTACATACGAGAAAACTAAGGGAGTTAAATAATGGCATTGTCTAAACCAGACCCCCAGAAATACAGAGGTGGCTCAACAAGCCGTTTGTACAAAGATGACCTAGCGGCATGGGAAGCCTCTCAACAGCCTCCAGTAGCTCCTGCGGGTCAGGAAGATGTAGTTAGTCTAGCTAGTACGTTTGATACTGAACCAGACCCTTTTGCACCAGAGCCTATAGAAGAGTACGGTGCAGGCTCAGGATACCGAGGAGAACCTACTACTGCTCCTACTACTACTACTAACTATGGTGCAGGCTCAGGATACCGAGGAGAACCCACCACTGCTCCTACTACTACTAACTATGGCGCAGGCTCAGGATACCGAGGAGAACCTACTACTCCCGTTGTGGCTCCTGTTGTGTCCTCTGACCCACAAGAAGATGATGTCTTTGCTATAGACTCTTCTGCTCCTACTACAGACATACCTGCTTTTGGAGACTTGTCTAATTTTAAAGTCGATTACAGCAACATAGATTTGTCTTCCTTGGACGATGTTGAGTTAGGCACAGGGATTACTGATGAAAGCCTAGACGCTTTTAGAACACAATTACAGGATTCTAAACTTACGGAACTTGGACTAACTAGAGAAGATACTGACCCCAGTGTTTTAAAGGATGACAGCTCTTTTGCTGAGTTTTATGAAGAGGGTTTGACAGATAAAAATAATCAAGCTAGACAAGAGTTTAATAGTTTATATGAGACTGATAAAGAAACATTTGCTCAGGAATACGATGCTGCCGACAGTAACACCCGTTTAAACTTTCTTTATGACCAGTTTACAGCAGGAGAACTAGACAAAGAGCTTTATATTGAACTAGCCGGAAAAACATTGCAGGATAGCACTGAAGAAAACTTTAAGCCTAACACAACTTACTTTGAGAACGCAGGTAAGTTATATGAGGTCAGTAATCAGTTTTTAGAAAGTAAGAATCCTTTGGAGTTTGCTAAGGAAGTTGTACTCTTTGACGACCAAAAACTTGCTGCTAACAGGACATCTGCTCTGGCCGACGATACGGAAAACTTTAGAAGGTCGTTAGGTGCTATAAACCAAGAGTCAGCGGATACAAGGTCGTCTTGGGTTAAAATGAGAGATAAAGTTATTATTCCGATGGCCTCCACCGTTGGCTCAATACTTACAGGTGGTCAGTCGGATGCTTTATTTTCTGGAATTAAACTAGCGTCAGGTGAGACACTAACTACAGCCGACTACGCTAACCTTGCATCCTTTGGTTTAGAGAAGTTCAACATAGGTAGTGACTTAACTCGCGCAGCGGTTGATACAGCAATTACTGGCGACCCTACCCAGTTAGTTCTTCAAGCAGGTGGAGCGGACGTGGTAGTGGACGCTTTAGGTAAAGCAGGTGTACCTGAAAACTTGCTTACTGACCCTGACTTTATAAGCGGTGTTGAAAAGTCTATAACTACTGTAGCTCAAGGCGGAGACTTACAGGACGCTTTAGAGAAAGGGTTAGGGACTTACGTAAAGGAAGGTGGTGGTTTTGGTGTAGATGTTCCAGACATACCTGATGTAGACTTTGGTGTTGTTGGTGACGTAGTGAGTAACATAGCGTCGGGAGTTCGTGACGTAGGCTCAACACTGGGTAATGTCACTGACCCTCTCTTCTCAACCATAGGTGACGTAGGCAGTGGTATAGAAGACGCTGTAGAGCCTCTTAAAGAGCCTGTAGAAACTGTTGGTAGGTTTATTGATGATACCCTACTACAGCCTGCTAAAGACGCTCTAATGGGCGCAGGAGGCGCTATGCTGACAGGTATGACTGCTCCTTCAAGTACACGTACAACGGACGGTTTGTTTGGAGACGAGCTATTTAAGTTCTCTCCCGTTGAGTTTACTAACGTAGAGCGTGTAGTACAGCCAGAGCAGCAACAGATAGTAGAAGAAGAAGAAGAAATGCAGGATTTGTTTGCAAGTCCTTTCACTAGTCCACTTGATAGGTATACAGTTTAATGACATACTTAGAAGCAGTAAACAAAGTGCTACGGAGACTGAGAGAAAACACAGTTAGCTCCGTAGACGAAACTATATACTCACGTTTGATTGGTGAGTTTGTTAATGACGCTAATAAAATGGTGGAGGATGCTTGGGACTGGTCAAACTTACGAGAAACAAGAACAATAACCACAGCAGCGAATCAAAGTAATTACAGTATCCCTAATGTTACTGAAGCGTTTAAAACACTTAACTGGATTAATGAAACTGAACAGTGTTTTATGAACTTAGGCACTCAAACAGCAATGCAGGAAAGCCTTTATTTGAACCCGCCTGCCCCTACTGTCCCTGTAAACTACTTGTACACAGGATTTAACAACGAGAATAACGGTGTGGACGTAACTTTATATCCTAAGCCTAATAAAGTTTATACTATACAGGTCAACATTGTGGACAGAAGTGATGAACTTACAGGTGACTTTAACGTCATAAAAGCTCCTAGCTTACCTATCGTACAGTTTGCACACGCTATGGCTGTAGAGGAGCGTGGTGAGACAGGAGGAACTACTGCTGCTATGCTTACAGGTATTGCTAAGTCTTCCTTATCTGACGCTATCTCCTTTGATGCCGCGAGGTTCCCAACTGAGACTATATGGGTGGACGTATGAGTCAACAACGCTTACAGAACTTAGCTATATCTGCTCCTGCTTTCTTTGGCATTAACACCGAGGAGTCTCCCGTTGGGATGAACCCTAACTTTGCTGACATTGCGGATAACTGTGTGATTGATAAGCAAGGGCGTATTGGTGCTAGAGAAGGTTGGATTGAAGTATCAACTAACGATGTGTTAGAGAGTAGTCGTGGAATAGAGACTGTGTTTGAGTTTACTGCTTTTGACGGTACAGTAGTGGTATACTCTGCGGGTAACAATAAGATATTTACAGGTACTACTACACTTACTGAAGTAGACTTACCTGAAAATTATACTATCACAGCAAACAACTGGAAGATAGTGTCCTTCAACAACAGGGTGTATTTCTTTCAAAGTGGTCAGGTTCCTCTTGTCACTGAGGTTGGAGACTTTACTGACCTAGAGTTAGTAGTAACAGGTGGAACCCCTGCACCTTCGGGTAACGAAGTCTTAGCAGCCTTTGGTCGCCTATGGGTGGCTGATGTTGTAGGTAACAACTACACTGTCTACTGGAGTGACCTTCTTGACGGTACGGACTTTAACGGTGGTAGTTCAGGTAGCTTAGACTTAACATCCGTATGGACTAACGGCTATGATGAAGTTGTAGCACTGACTGAGCATAACGGCTTCCTACTTATCTTTGGTAAGCACAGCATTGTTATCTACCAAGGTGGTGACACTGTAACTACTGTTGACTTTAGACTATCAGACACTATTGAAGGTGTTGGTTGTATTGCTAGGGACTCCGTACAAGCTACTGGTAATGACATTATATTCTTATCGGACAGAGGCTTAATGAGCTTAGGTAGAATCATTCAGGAGAAGTCCTTACCAATGAGAGATGTCAGTGCAAATGTACGTACTGATTTACTTAACGCAGTGAAGTCTGAGATATTCCCGATACACTCACACTACAGTGCTTTTGATGCTTTTTACTTACTTACTTTTCCGTCACTAGGTATTACTTATTGTTTTGATGTTAGAGCGCCTCTTGAGAACGGTTCCTTCAGAACTACTACTTGGTCAGGAATGAACCCTATTAGTTTTACTAACATAGCTGCTGACGGTTTCTACATAGGTTTGGAAGACGGGTTAGCTAAGTACGGAGGATACTTAGACGGTACCGCTCCTTACGTTATGTCCTACTTTAGTAATCCTATTGATTGGGGTAACACTTCAAACCTGAAGTTCCTGAAGAAGTTTAACGTTACAGTTATTGGCGGACAAGCTGCAAGCTATACCTTGAGTTGGTCGTATGACTATAACAACAACTACAACAAACAAGCGTTTAGTTTTGCTAGTAGCGGTACAACAGCTGAGTATAATATTAGTGAGTACAACACCTCAGCGGAATACTCAGGTGGTATCTTTGTAAACAAAGGCTCCGTACATACTAACGGCTCAGGAGTATCAGCCAGTGTTGGTATTGAAAGCACTATTAATGATGAACCATTTTCTATTCAAACAATTGACATACACGCTCTACTTGGGAGACTTATTTAATGTCCAACTATACGCAAGAAACAGACTTTACAGCTAAGGATAGCCTACCTTCAGGCAACGCAGCTAAGAAAGTAAAAGGTGTTGACTTTGATGGTGAGTTTGCAGCCATTAGCACAGCGATTACTTCTAAGGCTGATAAAACAGGTGCAACTTTTACGGGTACTGTTGATTTAGCCGATAGCGTTCGCCTTCGCTTTGGCGCAGGTAGTGATTTACAAATCTACCACGACGGTTTTAACTCCTATATTGCTGACACAGGAACAGGTAATTTAACTATTACAGGTAACAGTAGTTTAAGATTAAGACAAGCTGTGACGGGACTTGATTCTGACCTTTATGTGGACTGTACTGGTGGCGGTAGTGTGGACGTATACTACAACAATGGTAAGAAACTAGCAACAACCAACACAGGCATAGACGTTACCGGAACAGTAGTGTCGGACGGACTTACTGTTGATGGCGCTAGTACCACAAAAACTTTAGTGGTAGACAACAGTGCTAACGGTGTCGTG